AAAAAGCTAAAGCATTTACCGCATCCGACCGATCAAACAAGGCGGCATGGGAGGGTGATATTAGTGGGACGATAAATTGTCAGATGAACTCGGAGTCGAGCAATCTGCAAATGGGAGTCCGAGAAAATCTAACAGTCCGCCGACTCACTCCAATCGAATGCGAACGCCTACAGGGATTCCCCGATAATTGGACAGCGGAAAAGATGGAACTGACCCTTGAGCGGAACGAGTGGAAGGCAACCGGCAAGGTGGTCAAACAGGCAGATGGTCCACGTTATAAGCAGATGGGAAATGCAGTCACCGTCAATGTGGCTGAGTGGATAGGGAAACGGATTGGAAAGGTATTAAATGAAAACAATATATAAAATGGGCAGAGGCTTACCTCGGGGAGAGAAGGTAGTCGTAAAGGTGGGAAGCCGCCAAGCGGATGTAATCCTAGATACCGACAAAATGAATTGGCGCGTCAAGCTGGATACTCCCGACTTACCTGAACTGGAATATCCGACCCTCGAAAATGCGGTAATGTCCGCAGAAACAATTTTAAAGGAGGATCGGAATTGATCGCTTTGGATGTGGAAACAGTTTGGTCCAAGCAGTACAGCGTGGCCACGATGGGACTAGACCGATATGCCAAGCACCCTGACTTCAGAGTGACCATTGTCAGCCTGGTAGCCGATGATGGATTTGAGTGGGTAGGAGATCCCCGCGACTTACCGGTTGATATTTTAAACGGACAATCGATATGCGCACACAATGCCGAGTTCGATTCGGTCTGCTGTCGAATGGCAATGGCGAGGGGGCAGATGCCACAGTTTACTCCAAAGGAATGGGTTTGTACGGCGGATATGGCGAGCTGGCATCAGTTGCCGAGGTCATTGGCGGGATGTTATAAGGAATTATTTGGCGAGGAGTTGAATAAGGATGCCCGCAATGAAATGAGCGGACTTCGACCCGAAGAGATCCTCGGAAATGAATCGTTTAAGGAGTATGCATTGGGTGACAGCCGAGCTTGTATTCGGATATATAATGAACTGAAAACCTCCTTCCCCGAGAAAGAATATTTACTCTCAGCATTTACCCGAAGGACGGCAAGCCGAGGCATGGCAATCGATCAGCCACTATGTCAGGAATATATTAATAAGACTGAGGCAATAATGAAAGAGGTCGAAACCTTTCTCCCTTGGGTTGGACCAGGAGGAGGAGAACCTACTTCGACAGTTGCAATGGCCGCCTACTTAAAGATGCAAAATGTCGAGCCTCCGAAGTCTACTCAGGAGGGTGATTCGGAATTACTTTTATGGAAGGCTAGGAATCCGCAATATGCTCCGATCCTTGAGGCGATGACCCGATGGAGGAAAGCGAATAAAGCGAGGCAGACATATATATCTATGATCCTACGAGTCCGTCCCGATCATCGAGTATCCACCCGATTAAAATACTGCGGGGCACCGCATACCGGTCGATGGAGTGGAGCGGGTGGATTAAACTTTCAGGGCATTCCTCGGGATGAAGTTGAGGGAACTTCGGCTAAGAAATGTCTGACACCCGGTAAGGGTAGGGTGATGGTTTCTGCGGATCTTTCGCAAATCGAGCCGCGCGTTTTAGCGTACCTTTGCGGGGACTTCGATTTCTTAGGTTTGGTCAGAGGTGGAATTGATCTTTACGAAGCTCATGGCCGAGCGACTGGACTCTACAACGAGGATGAACCAATGAAAGATTTAGCCCCCGAACTTCGACACTTATGTAAAGCCCGTGTTCTCGGATTGGGCTATGGATGCGGTCCGAAGAAATTCGGTCAAGTGGCACAGGCTTTAACCGGCGGTAAATTAAATATGACCGATTCTGAGTCCAAAAAACAGGTCAAAGATTTTCGCAATCAGAATCCTAAAATTGTCGAATTGTGGAAGAAGTGCGAGGACCACATTCGAGAGGAGGCAATGCAGACTCCCGAGTGTGCAACCATGATCTGCAAGTCAGGCAAACCGATCCGCTACTTCGATGTACAGGATGATGGCAAGGAACTCACCGGGCAGAAGGTACGAGGGCAAGGGCGGATGAAGCTGTATGGCGGACTCCTCGTTGAGAACTTAGTCCAGTCAACCGCTCGGGAAATCATGGCGGATTCCCTTCTTAAGATAGAGGCCGCCGGTCTGCCCGTTGTGCTTCATGTGCATGATTCCGTAACTGTTGAAGTTGCCGAATCGGAGGGACAAGCGGCACTCGATTTAATGATTCAACTATTAACCGAAGAACCTCTCTATATGCCAGGTTTACCCTTGGCGGCGGAGGGGGAAATTAAAAAGCATTACTGATGAATAAAGAACGCAAAAAGAAATTAAAAACAATTCCGTTTTCCAAATGGCATGGTGAAAAATTAATGATAGAGGGCAAGACATGGATAGTACCTAAAAAGGTTACATTAAATATATTAAGGGAATTAGAATCATCTAAGAAGGAATGTGAACATTGCGGTGTTCGTTCCGCATCAGTCTTTGATTTTTTTAAGTTTGTAGGAAAAGCTAATACACCTGAATCCGCTTTTATATCCATTAGGAATATTGGAGAGGGTCATGTAGCTGATTGTGTAAAATTATACGAGTTCATGCTTAATATTTACAAAATCGATAGGCCGTGAACCTCCTAAAAAACATCGGCCTCCTTTTTCTCTTCATAATCGCAGTCCTTGGATTTGCCTATGTTCTCACCGCCTTCTCACTCGCAATAATCAAAATCCTATTTTTCACATAATGAATAATAAAATCATCGGGCTGACAGGTCCAAAGGGTGTAGGTAAATCGACCTATGCAAAATCCATCGAGGGGGCGATTATTCTATCTTTCGCCACTCCCATTAAAGAAATGCTCAAGGTGATATTGCCGGGGGAAAATTATCTGCACTTTAAAGAAGAACCAATTCCCCAGTTCCCCGACAATTTAAATACCAGGCAGTTATTACAGAGCCTCGGGACGGAGTGGGGAAGGGAAGGAGTTTATCCGAATATTTGGGTGGACCAAGCCTACAGGGCGGCTGAGCAATACATCGGAAAACGAACCATAGTATTCGATGATATAAGATTTCCGAACGAAGCCTGGGCGATTCGTAGATGGGGACATACCCATGAAATACTGACGGAAATCGTTCATATTTCTCGGAAGGGGCATGAACCCGATCCGAATGATCACCATGTGTCCGAGGCGGGACTACCAAAGGGAATGATCGATCAATGGGTTTCGGTGGGTGAGGATGGGAAAAGCTAGGAAAATATCCGATAAGATGGCAACTGATGCCAAGCTCAGGAATATGCTTCTCAATATTCCCGAGGATCACCGGGGATTTACTCAGGCGGAAATTGCCCGCAAAACGGGGATACCACAGCAGACTATTTCGCGGATTGAGTCTCAGGCGATAGGGAAGCTGACTGATTACATTGCACAGTTTATAGAGGGCGAGGGTTCCGACTAAATGGCAATCCTATCGACAGATATGGCGGGGTTCTTCGACCGACTCCCGCAAGGAGACTTTGGCCACCATACCTTTATTGCCCGCCTTACCCTCCGTGCCGCCATGCATCAATCGGACTTTGAAAAGGCTCACGATTATTGCATCGAAGTAGCAAAGGAATTTACCCGCCGGCCACTCCAGCCAAACGAGATCCGTAATGCTCTAACCGGTGCATATCAAATCCTGTCAGGTGAGAAGATTATCAGCCCCACCAAGAAAGTATCAATTGATACCGGAATCTCATCTAATGCAAAAGGTAGGCCCGAGGATCTCGAAATGCTACAGCTCCGCTCCTCCGCCATTCCTTTGAATGCGATGGAGGCAGTTTCCAAGCTGTTTAAGTCTGACCAGTGGATAAATATCCAAGCGGATAAATATAATACGATGATTAAGTCAGCGGGCGATTGGGGAATATCTCAAGGGGTAGGGCAGATGGAATTTATTTCTTACAATCCATTCAAGGATATCGGTCCTCGGGTAAAAGAGAATGCGGGTGAACGGATGTACTTAGTCCACGAAATCGATGATCCGACTTGGACGAAGGCTGATCAGATTGGGCCGGCACTTGCCCTTGAATCAATCTGCCCGCTCAAGATGATAGTCGATTCAGGCGGGCAGAGCCTTCACTGCTGGTACGACTGGATACCTGGTAAGGCCGATCAGTTTAAACATATGAGTATGAAGCTTGGGGCAGACCCATCGATTTATAATTCACCTCTCGGTTTAGTCCGACTCCCTTGGGGGACGAGAAAGCCGAAGACTGAGAAGGGCGAGAAGTATTCTGCCCAGCAACCTATCCTATTTTGGCGGGGATGATTAATACACTCCTCAAAGCAACCATTGTACGACGGTTTATTAAATTAGGAATTAAGCCCGTTAAAGCGATGCATATGGCTGACCGGTTAGCCGAAGGGGATGCTGTTTTGCTTGTCAGAAATGACATAAATTTAAAGCCCCAAATAATTTTAACATTAATCAAAAATAACATAAAACCAAATAATAAAGATGAGACCTGAAAACGATCCATACTATAAAGCACAGCTTAAAGCCATCGAACTGGAGTATATGCTAGACAGCCCGACTGTCACGAATATGCCCAACCGATCCATCGAGGTGAGGAATGACGATCC